GAGTCTATTCGTTTCAATGCGCCTCGGGCGTTTGTGGCACAGGATCGAGCGGTCACTGCTATTGACTATGAGAATATTTTGATGCAACACTATCCAAATATTGAATCCGTGCGAGCCTGGGGTGGACAGGACAATAACCCCCCAATCTACGGTAAACTTTTTATTGCAGCCAAGCCGCACAATCGAGATTTCTTTAATACAATAGAAAAGAACTCTATGCTTGGCAGTTTACTGTTACGGCGTGGAATAGTCACAGTGACTCCAGAATTTGTGGATGCAGGGTTTTTGAATATAGAACTTCTTTGTAATGTATATTACAACGAAAATATCGCCGCGTTCAGTACGGGGGAAATTGAAACCAACGTAAGAGCTACAATTGTTAACTATTCAGAAACTCTGAATAAATTTGATTCAGTATTCAGATTTTCAAAACTGAGTGCTTTAATTGACAATAGCGATACATCAATTAGTTCTAACTCTATGTCTCTACGAATTCGTGTGCCAGTACAACCCAACTTTGAAATTAACACGGGCTATTCATTGGTTCATAATAATCCAATCGTCAAACTAGATAACGGCGGAAGTTTCTATACGACTCGATTTTATACAAATTTAACTACCGACCGTTGCTATATTAAGGATAATGGGGCGGGAATATTACAACTTTATCGAGAAAATAGTCTTGGTGCGCCTTTCTATATACAAGACGTTGGTACAATTAATTATAATGTTGGTTCTTGGCATGTTTTAGCTCTGCTAATTACATCGTTATATGATCCATTTCTTGAATTTGTATTTACCCCATTAAGCAATGATGTGGTATCTAATAAGAATCTTATTGCGGGTATCCAAAATGAACTTCTTAAAGTATCAGCGATTTCAGATAAAATTGCTGCGGGTATCGCTACGGGCGGTGCTAATTATACATTCACACCGCGATAATGGAAAAACCTAATCTTTCGCTCTTTATAGCAGAGCAGTTCCCCGAGCTGTATCGTGATGAGTTCCCTCAGATCATCACGTTTATGGAGAAGTATTATGAGTACTTAGAGACAACGGAGTCGGGTAAAGTAGATAATCTTAGAGATATCGATGCATCTCTGAATCGCTTTATAGGTTCCTTGAAGGCTGAGTTAGCCAAGAATGTGCCGAGCTTTGGATCTATATCGGACGAAGATTTTCTTAAAGTAGCAAAACATTTTTACTTATCCCGAGGTAGTGAGGATTCGTTTAAATTTCTGATGCGAGCTATGTTCGGGAAGTCAGTAGATTTTATATATCCAGGCGATAGTGTTCTGAGAGCTTCTGACGGTCGTTGGACCCAGGAAGTCTCATTTCGGGTCCAACTTTCTGGACCCGAAACTGATCTTGTGGGAACATCAAATATACAGGGTAATTATTTCATCCTCAAAAAGGGGGGTATCCATTTCGATGGCGATGCTCATTCTCCCGAGGTACACGAGCTTGGATTTGCTGTATTATGCACTAGTGTCAAGAAAATTTCCGATACTATTTATGACCTGTTTATTGATCGGGCCCACAAGGCTATTATCGAGACTGGTGATATTTTTAGTTTTGTGAATAAGGATGGTATTGAAATACCTGGTGTAATTGTAGATGCGATCATTAGTGCCACTGTACTCAATGGTGGACCCGGTATTGCTGTTCTAACGAGTGCTGAAAAGCCCGGTTTTTTTGCGGGGGCTGCTTATGTTATTCCGGGAGCGGGGCTTCAAGCTAAAGACTGTATCATTCGTATTACTACAATGGACCCCAATGATTTATCAAGGTTTCTATTTGTTGATATTATTGCTCAAGGTAACGGATTTGTTGGAACAACATATATATGTATTAGACCCCAAACGAGACTTGCTTACTTTATAAGTGGTACATTTGGTGACTTTACAGATCTAACTTATAATCCCGGGTATCAGGTAGGTGATGCCTATATTAAATTAAATCTTAGTGGGTTAATGCGATACCGAGGCTTCTATGCGTCGACTCGCGGCTTCTTGTCGGACGATATCAAGATACAGGATAGCAATTATTATCAGCATAATTCTTATGTTCTCCGATTAGATGCGCAATTGGCTACATATAAAAATGCTGTAATGTCGTTGCTGCATCCCGATGGTATGGCGTTATGGGGACAATTTGAATTACGAAACAATATTAGTATTAGCCCGACTCTAAAAGACGCTATTCGTGAATTTTTACAATTGCTTAAGGATAGTGTTACAGCGGGGCACGAAGTTTGGTTACATGATACAACACTGGTAAAGCCCGATATCTCGATTGGTACCGACGTTTGGTTACATGATACAACACTGGTCAAGCCCGAAATTGCGCTTGGTACCGACGTTTGGTTACACAATACTACTCTCGTGAAACCCGAATTTGCAACGGGTGGTCACGAAGTTTGGTTGCATGATACTACACTAGTCAAGTCCGATATTGCGCTTGGTACCGATGTGGTGACACACCAAACTACACTAGTCAAGTCCGATATTGCGCTTGGTACCGATGCTCTGACACACCAAACTACACTAGTCAAGTCCGATATTGCGCTTGGTACCGATGCTCTGACACACCAAACTACACTGACTAAATCTGAACTAGCCTCGATTGGTAACGAGGTTTGGCTCCATAATACCCTGCTTGTAAAGCCTGAATTGGTTGGTGCTATTGATTCCAATCCAATTTTCAATATAAATAATATTAGAGCTGAAATCGCAGTTGCCGGGGACACGGGCCAAATTATAGTAATATTTGCGCAAGATTATACATCTGATGTATCATCTTATTTTGTAGTCCCCGAAACACTGGGAAATTCTTATCTTACGCAATCAGGGTCACATATAGAAACATGGTAATTAACAGGAGAGAAAAAATGGGAAAAATCGTAGAAAATATTAAAGCAAGCGGTGAGTTATTTGTACGTCGTTATGACGAAAATATGGTTTTAGTTGAGGAAAAACACGTCCCCAATTTGGTTGTGTCCGCGGGTCTTGCTTATATGGCATCACGGGTATTCAATAATACAACCACCGTCATGTCACACCTGGCTATTGGCACGGGCTCAACGGTGGCATCGGCGGCACAGACGACTTTGGTCGCTGAAACCGCGAGATTGGTCTTTGTTTCATCATCTGTGTCCGCTAATACAGTGACATATGCGACAACATTTGCGCCCGGCGTTGGTACTGGTGCTCTGCGCGAGGCGGGTATTTTTAATGCCGCGACGGTTGGTACTATGCTTTGCCGAACTATATACGGCGTAGTGACTAAGGGTGTTTTGGATACGGTTTCGATTACATGGACTGTTACTGTTAACCCAACTTAATAGTTGATGGGAAATAATTTTGGGCGCTATTGTAAAACAAAAACTTAAGCAGGCGATCGCCGATGCTATGTACTCTGAGATCGAGTCAAAGCAAGCACGATATTATTATTATCTTGGGCGAACAGTCGATTTCGCCGATGTAAATGAACAGCCAAATTCATCTGTAGATTATGAATCTAAAGTTCGGAATGAGATTGTGCTATTAAAAGCCCTTACCGCAGCCGATCTGAGTTTCGTAGTGCCAAGAAGCGATTGGGCTTTTGGTAAATTTTTTAACGCATATGATATCTCCGTTGACGAGGGTTCTGAGGGCAATCCAAAATATTGTTTAATTACTGAGACTTTTAATGTCTATAAATGTCTCGATAATGGTGGGACATTGAATCCATCTACAATACCACCGTCAACGACTGACTTGTCTCCGCAACAATTATCTGATGGTTATACTTGGAAATTCATGTATAATATTCCAAGGCATTTGGCTAACAAGTTTTTGACGGGTGAGTTTATGCCCGTGATGACGGCGCTTCGGTCTAGATTCTTTTCGAATGGTAGTATTGATAATATTACTATTGAAGATGGGGGATCTGGATATAGCCAGGGGGCGACGACTTTAATTGTAAGTGGTGATGGGGTTGATGCGACCATGCTGCCAGTCATCGTTGGTGGGCAGTTGGTCAATGTAGTTATTACTAATGCTGGGTTTGGTTATACAAATGCTACGATTACTATAAACACATCTGATCCATTTGGTACAGGTGCACAGGTCTCTGTGAATCTTTCTACGGGCGATTATACATCTTCTCAGGCGGTTGTAGAAATGCTAGCGATTCCTGGTACAATTGAGCGAATAGTAACTACTTTGGCGGGCACTGGTTATCCCGTAAATACACTATTAACAATTGAGGGTGACGGCTCCGATGCTACTGTTACATATACGCTTGGATTAAATGGTGAACTGACAAATATAATAATGACCAATATTGGTAAAAATTATACAGTAGCAAATATAGTAATTTCACAACCACCAGCACCTGGTGGAACAGCCGCGATACTTTATGCCAATATTTCTCCACCACTTGGGCACGGGCGAGATGCTGTATCGGAATTATTTGCGACATCAATTATGTTTTTCGGTAATCTCACACGCGAATCATACGGCGGTGTAAAGATTGACAATGATTATCGACAATACGGCTTAATTCGTAACCCAAGAAGTCCTGCGTTTGGCACTAACATTTCTGATCCGATTAGTAAGAACTCGTATGCGTTAATTTCCGAATTTGGTGTTGGTATAACAATTCAAGACTTCCCCCCAGGTACTATTCTACGGGATAGTTTAACCAATGATTATACGATAACTTCTGTTACTGTAGGTACATCGATTTCTGGTATGACAGTAACTTCTGCATCTGGATCACAGGTTGTCAATGGTGTGTCATTGACTAGTACTAATCTTTGGAATACCACTGGTACTTTTAGCGTTGGGGCGACGTTTGCCGACTTCCCGGTGGGGACTGTCTGTACAGATGGAGCTGCAAATGTTTATTTGGTTTATTTTTCAGATGCGAGTAATGTATACATTTTTACGAAAAACGGAAACCCTGTAAGTGTATTACCTGGTGTAATTTTGACAAAGTCCAATGTAGCAACTCCCCCGACATTTACTATTGTAACGGCCACAACGATCATCAAAACTCTGACAGTTCAAAATAGCCAAAGACGAGAAAAACTTGATTCTATTATCGGATCAACATGTTATGCCGTTACCGGTGCATTTGATCTTACAGTATGGATAGCAGATACGGTTATTAGGAATATTACTGATAATCATACATATTTGATCATTTCATCAGATACATCGGTGACCGGGGTAACAAGTTTACTTGTACTCCCGAAAACCGCGGGTGTATTAACTGCCGGTGCTGTTATAAATATTGTTGGGACTGGCACCAACGAGACTATTGTGAGTGTTCTTGGACCAAATATCGACAAAAATACTGGTGAAATTTTGTTTATTGATAATCGACCATCATTTATTCAGACTCCCGATCAAACCGTTTCATTTCGAACAGTAATAGAATTCTAAAATACTATGACCATTTTTTCACAAGCTCCCTATTATGATGACTATAATCCTGCTAAGGCTTATCATCAAATTCTATTTAAGCCTGGGGTCTCTGTTCAAGCCCGAGAACTGACTCAGATTCAATCTATTATACAGAATCAAATAAAAACCTTTGGCAACCATATCTTTAAGCATGGGTCTATTGTTATTCCTGGTAATTCAACGGCTAATCTGACTCTTCCATATATAAAGTTAGTAGACGGGACTACCGATGTATTAACCCTAATTGGTTCAACTGGAGTTGGACAAACATCGGGCGTTACCTTTGTGATTAAAAACGCAATTGGTGCAACAGAATCTGATCCAAGTACTCTATATGTTGGATATATTTCTGGTAGCGGTCAGGTTGTCGCAAATGAAATTATTCTAATTGGAGCTGGTGCTCTGGCACTAACTGTTGCTAATACAGTTGGTCTTAATACAGCAATCGGTATTGGGGCATCTGCTTCGGTCAACGAGGGTGTCTATTATGTAAACGGATATTTTGCTAGTGTAGCAAAACAGACTGTTATTATTGGAAAATATACAAGCACCCCAACCACACACGTACTTCTAAAAATAAACGAAACTATAGTTACGTCAGATACAGATCAAACTTTACTTGATCCAGCCAATGGCTCTTTTAACTTTTCAGCACCTGGAGCGGATCGTTTTAAATTGTCATTAATATTAACGACTTTACCTGTTGCCACGCCAATAGGTTCTAATATAACCGATGATTATATTGAATTGATGCGGTTTAGTGATGGTGTGCTTGAAGAACATGCCCGTTATCCAAAATATAATGAACTAGAAAAAGCGTTGGCACGGCGGACCTTTGATGAATCTGGTAATTATGTTGTTCGTGGCCTTAAAGTTTCCGCTCGAGAACATCTTAAAACTAAATATAATAACGGGCAATTTACGGTCGCACAGGGCGGCGATGCTGAACAGTTTGTTGTAAATATTGATGATGGTAAAGCATATATAGAAGGTTTTGAGAATACAACCCTTTCGAAACAAGCGTTTTCAATTAATAAAGCTCGGACGGCCGCACATATTAATAGCCGAACTATTAATGTTAATCCATCATTTGGTCAATATCTGTTTGTTACAAACATTTTTTCATTACCGAACATTGTTACCCGAGAAACCGTTAAGCTATTTACATTTGCTACTGGCGTCCAAGTAGGTACCGCCAAAATTATTGCGATAGATTTTCATGATACTGGTAGTATTACACAACATTTTATCTCAAAATTCTTTATCACCGATATTCTAATGACAGGCGGGGCCTCGTTAGAAAATATTGGTTATATCAAATCGTCTACAAATGTAGATATTGGAATAGTATTGCAAAAGCTTGCTATTCTTGGTTCGGGTGCTAATTTTATTAAAGATGAAGCAATTACTGTCACAGGGATAGGCCGATCTGGTGTTGTTTGGAAATGGGATAAATCCAATAATGAACTTTATATCTATCGAAATTCTGCAAATTTAAATCCTATTATAAATGATCTTATCACTGGTACTAATGGTACTGGTGTTATTACCGAAATAAGTTCGGTCGGTAACTTTGGGGGTAATTCATCTGTTATTCAACTCCCATTTTCTGCTCCCAAAAATATTGGAACAGTCGGTGTTTCATATAAAGTCTTCAAATATATCTCAGGTGTAACTAGTCTTAATACCGCAACATTGGGTATCGGCAATACTGTCGGTATTACTATTGATCCCCTTGAAATTGGTAATATTACTGCCGTCGGTCCAAACGGCTCTATTTCTGTTGCAAATTGCACATTGGATTCTTCTGGTCACAATATTACAATTACTGATACCTGGGCAGCTAATCTTCCAATTGCGGTAATCGTGGCGGTTTCTAAAGTTGGTATTCCAAGCAAAACAAAAACTCTAGTACCGAATACTCAAGAGGAGGGCTTAACCCCAGGCGTAAGCGTATTATTAGCGCAGGCTGATATTTTTAAACTGAATAGTGTAATTTCGACTACAATGGGCGATGTAACTAATCATTATAAACTTGATAATGGCCAGAGAGATTTTGCTTATCTACGCGGGCGCTTAATATTAGTTGGGTTGCCGGTCACCGGAACACTGACTGTAAATTATGAGTATTTCTCACATCATGGCACTGGTGATTTCTTTGGGCCTGAATCATATAGTGTAGCATTAACAGATGATTATGAATTAATTCCTAATTTCAAATCACCATCTGATGGACGATTCTATAAGCTGGCCTCTTCCATAGATTTTAGACCTCGTGAAAATTCTGCGGGCGATGGGTATGATAGTTTATCAGATATGCTAATACCGCAATCAAGATTCTCAAGTATTGTTGACTTCTATATACCTCAAATTGTAATTGTGGCTCTGGATAAATCATCTAAAATTCGTATAATATATGGTACACCAAAAGAAATACCGGTGGCACCAAATATTCCATTGGATATTTTAGTACTTGCAAGATTATTTATTCCAGCGTACACAAGGCGGACGAAAGATATTCGTATCACTATACCAAAAAACCGAGGCTATACTATGGCGGGACTTGGTAGACTCGAAAAGCGTGTTATGAATATTGAAAATTTCGCTTTGCTTTCGATGTCGGAAAAAAATACCATCAATTTTGATGTGGTTGATGCCGCAACTGGATTGAATCGTTTTAAATCTGGCTATTTAGTTGAGTCGTTCGATAATCCAGATACCATTTCTAATCTTGGTAATTTAGAATTTAGTGTTACATATACGGGTAGTGGAATTATTCCTCAGATCGAACGTCAATTAATTGATATGACGCTTAAAACAACTAATAACATCCAACTTGGTGATAGTAATATGGTATATACATTACCATATACCGAAATAACTTTTGCCAAGCAGCCTTTATCATCTAATCAAACTAATTTAAATCCGTTTTTATCCTTTGGGTGGACTGGATATATGGAACTGGTACCTTCTTTTGATAATTGGGTTGAGACTGAATATTTACCTATGCACATTAATGACGCTCAGACTCAAACGACTGAAATACATCGGTCCTATGATTGGCAACCGACTGCTGGTGCTCTGATTCAATTTACACCAGCGCCGCCGCCAATTATTAATAAAACCACAATAAATGTTTTTAGAACAGTGCCTGGCCCGGTCATAGTCCCCATTACATCGACAGGGGGCGGCGACACCGATAATAGCTCGTTTGTCGATAGCGGCTGGGTCGACGATTCTGGTCAGGCGATGATGGATGTGCAGGATGTTGGTGAGTCAGTTTCTGGTAACTTCGCGCCGTCCGACTTTGGCAGCGACGCTGGACCGGGCGATAGCGGGGGCGATAGCGGCAAAATTATATGTACAGAATTTTATCGCACAGGCGTCATCTCGCGAGAATTATGGCGCGCCGATATTAAATATAGTAAAAATAATTTTTCGGAACAGACTATGCGGGGTTATCATTTCTGGGGTCGGAGTATTGTCAAGCTGATACGTAGATATAAAATTTTTGCTAAACTAATTGTATACCCAACACGATGGTTTGCCGAAGATATTGCATATAAAATGGGTGTAAAAAATTCTAAACCGAATATTAAGGGCATGATTATCCGCGAAGTATTTTTTAAACCGATTTCTTGGTTCATTGGTGTATTCGTAAAAAAGGTTGAGTGGAAATCACTATTTAAGGGTGAGTATACAGTACGCTCAGAACAGAAATAAAAAATGATAACATCAAAAATTAATAAAATTAGGAAAAACTTTTTCAATAAAGTGGGGCAAAAATTATGATAACAGGCGCTGGTAATACACTATGGGGTAACCTAACTAATGCTGGACAAAGTACTACACAAATATTGACTCGTCAAGTTATTACTAGCGACGCACAATCTTCTACGATTACGTCTACCCGTACTGATTTGATAGGATCTTTACCTATAGTATTTATGAGAAGTCGTATTATTAAAATTAATATAGTCGATACAAAACCAAATACCAGATTATATGCTTTCTTTGATGGCACTTCAATCGATGATCTAATAACTCCTGCGGGACTGATACAGGGCGCTGCAGCGGTAACAGATGCGCAGGGTCGATTGGTTCTAGACTTTTATATTCCGCCATTCACCTTTAAAACTGGTTCACGAGTGTTTCGAGTACAAGACACACCGCTATTAAGCACAAATATTGTACCTGGCGCGATGGTTGGTTCTGCATCAGCTATATACTATACTCAAGGTGTTCTTGAGACATTTAAGGAAACACAAGATTCTTTGCGGACGATTACGATGAATATCGTTGGCGCGCCGCCAGCAGTAGTAATTAATGAAGTCACAACTGTCACAACTGATGTTATAGACTCAATATCGAGTTTTTCGGATGGTTCTGATGTAGGTCCAGCCGACCCTCTCGCCCAATCGTTTTTTACGTACGGTATAATCGGTGGTTGTTTCGTGACATCTTTGGATATTTTCTTTTCTACCAAGGATAATACACTCCCTGTTTGGGTTGAACTTCGGGAAGTAGTTAATGGTTATCCTGGCGCGGCACTAGTATCAAGATTTGCTAGAAAATCTCTATTACCAACAGAAGTAGCTGTTTCTTCAAATTCGTCGCTTCCGACAAAATTTAAATTTGATATACCGGTCTATCTTAATGAAAATAAAGAATATTGTTTTGTACTTAGAACAAATTCTATGGCGTATCACGTTTTTACATCTCAAATGGGTGCAAAATCAATCGAAAATACATTAACTATTTTTGAACAGCCTCATCTTGGTTCTATGTTTAAATCTCAAAACAATTCGACCTGGACCGCAGAACAATCCGAAGATATTAAATTTACATTATATCAAGCGGTTTTCGATACTTCAAGTACAAATAGTTATTTGACTTATACAGCCAAGTCTGTGCCCACACTATTAATGGGGGCTAACTTTTTAGTTACTATAGGTAGTAATGTTATTACTGTTTGTACACAACATCAGCACGGTCTTATAACTAATAATAAAATATCGCTGGTCGCAAAAGAAGGTGGGGTATTTAGGGGAATCTCTGCTGCTAATTTGACCGGAGATTTTGTCATTACATCAATTTCTGATTATGTCTTTATATTTTCGGCTTCAGTAGTTGCTACATCTACTGGTTCCTTGGCTACGCCGGGCTTCGTTAATAAAATTATAGTCGATGACGGCGGGGCTGGATATAATATTGTTGATGCTGCTATAGTTATTACCAGTGCGCCTGGCACATTTACTACTGCTGCTACTGCTACTCCAGTTATTGCCGGTGGTGTAATTACAAGTATTACGCTGACCAATATTGGTGCTGGATATACAGTTGCTCCAACTATAACGATCACTGGTGGCCATACGCCAGGACGAGACGCAGTGGCCAAACTAATTTGTGAATCAATTTTTATTCTTACTACAAATAATATTGTGGCCGGTTATAAATCTCAAATTGTTAACCATATTCCAATTGGAAGTAAAATTACGACAGATTTGATTACTACTTCAGAGTCGTATGCAGTATCATCACCGACTAGAATTACCTCGGGTTATTATAGACCTGTGGCACCTTCTATATTGTTATCAACCGTTAATGCTACACAGAACATATTTAATTCAATTGAACCCGCGGGTACATCGATTACAATGGGTCTGTCCTCAACTAATTCAAATGTATCACCGATGATAGTTGTTCATGAGCCACCTCAACTTTCTACATTTGCATATATTATCAATAATCAAAGTAGTATAGAAGACTTCGAATCAACAAGTGCTTCGGCTATTATCTCTAGCGTTAGCATGACTCAGGGATTTAATGGGTCCGGATATACTACTGCAACTGTAACTGTTGAGCCGCCTCATCTATCAGATGGGGTCCAGGCGGTTGTTACTGCTACAGTAAGTGGGGGACAAGTCACCGCCTTGGCCGTGGTTACAGCAGGAACTGGTTATCTAAAACCACCAAAACTTACAATTGCTGGTGATGGTACTGGCGCCATAGGGAGTGCCATACTTTCTGGATTTAATTCGGAACTTTTGGCATTCGGCGGTTCTGCTCGTTCTAAATATTTTACAAAACAATTTACACTTGTTCAAATTTCAAAGGGCGCCCAACTTAATCTAACGGCGATATCGACTGCGGAAAGTAATGTGGATGTATATATGAGAACTTCATTGACATCAGCCAGTCTTATTCACACCGATCTAAATTGGACAAAGATGAATTGTCCTGTAGAGAGAAATTTATCTTCAAACTCAACACAAGAACTAGATTATGTGTTTACTTTAGAGGATCTATCGCCATTCGATATATATGATCTTAAAATTGTTCTTCGATCAACTAATCGAATGGTAATTCCAACTGTAACGGGTTATAGATGCATAATTCTAGCAACATAATTCAAGACGAAGCCGGGCAAATTATTCCCAATATTCTTAGGGATTGTAACGGCGCCATTCTCGTCAATAATAATTCTGCTTTTCATCGGGCACAAATTGACGCTTTAAGAGTTAAAAATGGTGTTAATAAAATTAATGAATTAGATACTTCAGTTGGGTTTCTTAAAACCGAAATAATAAATATACAATCTATGATAAATCTTATTTTACAAAAACTGGATAGATGATGAGTAATATTAAATACAGGGCATCTCTTACCCCAATAGTTCCTACAAGTACCACCCTTAAAGGTGCACCA